CCACGTCTTGTTGTGCCTTGATTAAAGGCTAACATCTGTGAGTCTACAACGTGGATGAAAGGAATGCTTCCAGTAGAACGACTGCCATGAGTAGTTGAAATACCGTTGCTCCTAATATCGCCCCAATATCCACCGATGCCTCCACCTGAACTTGCCAACCATATATTCTCATCATAGTGAGCAGATAAACCACTCCTACTGTCAGGAACATAATTGAGGAAGCAACTGATAGGAAGCCCACGACTTGTACCCCCGTTACTAAGTATAGGAGTGCTGAACATGAACCAACGAGAGGAAGAGTAGTTGTAAAGTCTTTGAGCCAGTTCAAAATCTGTCTCACCTTTGTATGTGGCTCCGAAGACCGAGGCTCTTGCGAATGCTTCTTGTGCATGTGTTTCTCCTTCCCAAAAATATCTATCTTTGAGTGTATCTAAACTAAATTTATCAAATGTTTTTTCTTTGTCGTAGTCTATTTCAATTCCTAAGTAAGGCTTAGTTCCTATTTTATCTTCAACCATTATCTTGTTCCTTGTTGTTTACGTAAATGGCTATTATAGCATAATGTATAATTTTATACAAGTCTAAATTGTTCTTTCCGTCTTTCTTTCCAAACCTCATAGCATACTTCATAATGTTTCCAAGACAGAATCCTTCTCCATATCCTGAATCAATTATCATATCTGTTGCTTGGTATTTACCATTGGCATAGTGTTGGTCATACGTATTACCTACATAAGCTTTTAGTTCGTTTAATATTTTATCTTCGTTGAATTTATAATTCACTGCTTCTCCACTCCTTTGGTAAACTCTCTTCGTTATACCATGTAAAATTATTTTTCTCTGCCCATTCAGCATGAGTTCTTTTAGTTCCATCTTTTCTTTTCTTTGCTTGAGGCATAGGTGCAAAAGGTTTTTGAAATAAAAATACTAATTCATAATCTTCAGGCAAAGCCTCCCTTATATGTATGTACTTACTAAACTCTGCGTAATCCCAAAACCTACCTTTAGCTTCAATTAAAATAGTTTTGTTATCTATTATCTTAACAAAGTCAGGCTCATACTTATGCTTAACAATATAGTCTATGTTATCCCAATGATGTTTCCAATCCTTAAGAAGAGTCTGATGTATTTCGTATTCCCAAATACTATCATACCCTTTAGGTACTCCAGTCTTTTTAGGTCTAGGTTTTCTTGGTACTCTTCTAGGCATTATCAATAGAAGAGTCGTAGTTTTTAACTAGCTTCCAATATGTTAAGATACTATTAAACATATTTAAATGTCTGTCATGAGATTCATCATCCCATATATGACAAGAAATTAATCCTGTATCTTTCCTATCAACAAAGATAGAAACTCTCTGTGGATTATCAAAGCCACAACCCTGTGCATAAGCAGACAACTGCATACCATGTTCATCATACACTAATTTAGATGGGTCTTTGCCTTCTAAGTTATCCTTAGTTTTAAAGTCTACAAAGATACCAGACTTAGAATATAAATCTATCTTACCACCATACCCTGAATCAGCACAGAAAGAATCTTCTGCAATCCATTCTTCATCAGGATAGTTTTCATCTAACCAAGTTTTAATTTTCTTGTAAGGTTTTGTTTGACCTAAACCTAAGAAACCTTTCTCAATTTGATAATGTATTTTAGTACCTTGTTTGGCAGCTTCCATACCTATCTTTTTAGAATCATGTTTACATCTGTAAGAAAAAGAGTCAAGAGATTCTCCCTCGTATCTCTCTAAAGTAAGAGCCGAGTTGAGTGCTTGATTTATTTTCCAGTTTTCTAATGAAGGTTTAGCTATCATACCTAGTATAGTAGTAACAGAAGGAACTAAGTTTTCTTTCTTAGCATCTCTAAGAGTTGTGTTCCTTTCTTTACCATTAGCACCTATGATAGTATACATTGGTTTACCCTCTTTAGTATACCAATGTCCGGACTCAGACGTAAATTTATTATAGCTATCTAATTCAGTTTTGTCAATAAGTTCTTCTTTTTTATTTGTCATTATGTTCCACCCATCTTAATTTTCTTGTATCAGGTAAGTATAATAAATACTTAACGTCTGCTTTTATTTGTTTTTTAGTTCTTGTTGTTCTTGATGTATAAGAATCTTCAGTTCTATAATCTCTTCTAGCAGTCTTAACATCTATTAATGTTATATTTCCTTTAGGGTCTCGAGCTACTAAGTCTATAAACCCATCACACCCACAGTTTTTAAATACTTCATATCCATTATCCCATAACCAAGTGACTGCATAAAATTCTGCAAGGTCTCCCTTTCTATTTGTTGAATGTTCTTTAGTGTGTTTCATACCAATTCTCTCCTATTTTATATTCTCCTGTTAAAGGACAACGCATGTTAAAGTGTTGACTTGCTTTCTCAATAGCTTCAACTCCTAGTTGTCCCACAAATTCAGCTTGAGATTCTTTTACTTGTATCTGCCATTCGTCATGAATGTTAGCTACAAACTTAGCATCAAGAGAATTTAAGTTTATAAGTTCTTGTAATATACACATAGCTTTTTTCATAACTATAGCACCACCACCTTGTAATAAAGTATTAAGTGCAGCATGTTGGCTACGTACATATATTTTACGACCATCTAATCCTTTGAGGAATCCTCGTTCAGAAGCTTTCTGTACTTTATCTTTTAAAGTTCTAAGTGATGGTAAGTTCTTGAAGAAAGTTTGTTTCAGTTCTTTACCTTTCTTTAATCCACCACCTGCAACTGAACCTATCTTAGCATCACCTGCACCATATACTAAAGCATATATAAATGTTTTGGCTTGGTCTCTAGTCTTTAGACCTGCAAGGTTTTGATTAGTCGTATGTATATCACCGTTGATAACTTCTTCAATATAATCAGAGTCATCCATGTAATGTGCTAACATTCTAAGTTCTAATCCACTAGCATCTATACCTACAAGTTTGTATCCATTAGGGATGGTCCAACATGAACGACACTCTTTACCATATGGACTACCTGCATTAGGTACTTGTGCCATGTTAGGATTTCTATGTGTCATTCTACCTGTGATAGTACCGTTAGGTATTACACTGCCATGAACTCTATCATTTTTAAGTTCATCTATCCAAGATGTGACTTGTGCTATACGCTTTTGATATAGTAAGAAGTCTGCAATCAACTTAGCTTCTCTGATGTGTTCAATCTTTTTGAGAGTACCTTCATCTACAATAGGCTGTCCTGTTGGTGTAAACTTTTTAGGAACCCAACCAAAATCAATTAGATATTCTCCAATTTGTTTACGACTACCAAGATTAAAATCAACTAGCTTCTGCCTCATGAAAGGTTCAACACTTTGAGTTTTAATACAGTTATGATATTCTTCATCAGTCAATCCACGTTTAGATAACTCACCATCTTTTCTTACATAAGGCGTAACTAACTTGTCATCAACTAACTTAGGTTTGAAAGTATTATGTACTTCATCTTCAACAGCAAGTTGCTTTGCTTTTAGTTCAGCAAGAAGTTCCATAGCTTGTTGAGTATTAAAAAAGAAACCAGTCTTCTCTTGCTCTTTCATTATCTTAGCTACACGATGTTCTAAATCTATACATTCTTTACTAAATATTTTACCCTCATTAATAAGGTAATTATACACAGCTTCATTTAGTTTAACATCTTGAATACAATACTCTAACATTTCAGGAGTATAGGAATCAAAGTCTTCAGGTTGTTCTTGTTTTAAACAACCAACACGCCAACCCCAAGCTTTCAAACTATGTCCGTTCTCACGAACAGGATTGAATAGTCTTGACATAACAAGTGTATCTTCTATCTTACAATTAAACTTAGCATCATAAAGTTTTTCTAGTACAGGTATATCATAACCTATAATGTTATGACCTATGAGTGTGTCAGCTTCTTGTAAGAATTTGATACCTTCTTTTATCTGTGTGTTATCAAATGTATGTGAGGTGCCATTTAGTTCTTTGGCTACAATACACCATACATTATTAGGATTTAATCCATCAGCTTCTATGTCAAATATTATTTTAGAATTGTTCATTGTCAAATGTTTCCTCCTCTGATACTTCAAACAGTCTACCTGTATCAGAATTATATCGGAGACCACAAGCTAATCCTGTGTCCCCTGTATATCTAGACTTTAGTACCCTTACTTTTGTGGTGTTAGCTTCTTCCGGATTAGTTGCCTGTTGATTTCTTTCCAGTGCAATTACACAATCCGATAGCTGTGCTATACCTTGTGAGCCTTTAAGGTG